GGATTGATGATTGCGTTACTGTCTGTCTGGTGCTTTGTCGCAAGCTTATGTACGTCCCATGGCTTTAGTATGTCAAATTCTCTTGCGACAAATCGCCAGATAAGTTTCGCAGTAAACTCGTCTGCAAGAGAATCTTCTCTGTCGTATGGGCTTAAAATATAAAAGCTATCATTATTTAGATTATTTACTGAATAGCTATTTCCTTCATTGTCATATACTGTACTTACAGCAGTTTCTGCGGTTTGGAGATTTGCTGCACTCTCCGAGAAATATACTCCAAAATCTCTAGCATATACGCTTTCTCTTGAGCAAGAATATAGCACATGAACCGGATATCTCGAAGCTTCGTCTGTGGGCGTAGTTCCTTCCGTGTTATCTACCGTTCGTTGAACGCAGGTCCACGCGTAATCGTCTGACTGATCGCTTGCAGCATCGTCAAAAATGTACAATACAAATCCTCGTTCGGTCATGGTCAGCCTATAGGACATTGGATATGTTCCTTCAACTCCCGTTCCGATTTTGGGGAATCTTTTAAACCACCCTTTCCCCTTTCTTTTATTTCTAAATCTTTTACTTCTATTTATCTGTGTGGTGAGTAGAGTAAGATTCTTCGCGAGACCGCTTGTCGCGCCAGTGACAACCTCTCCCTCTATAAATGGAACATTATTCCAATTAGAAAATGTTATATTCTGATTAGTAGCCGAAGTGGTGATACTATGCACAATTGCTGACGCACCGCCCGCACCAGAAATAATTTCTCCAACAGAATATTGATTGTTTCCGTCGTATGGTAAGATTAGAGATTGTGCAGGAATAGTCACATCTTCGAAATGAAGATCTACCAGCTCGCCAGGAGTCCTCACTACGGAAGTGGTGAGGGTAGACCCGTTTTCTAACGTTATCAGTCCATCATTGCCTGCCACGGATTCCAGTACAGACCCATCGGTCAATAACTGGTTTGCAGTTCCTATATTAGTCTTTAGCCACCCATACATACCATTAGGAATTCCGTCTGACTCTGCCCAAGTTCCGGTAAATGTGTATCCTGTATGAATTAGATTATTGTCTCTGTCTTTAGAATTGACTAATAAATGTTGTGCGTCAGAAGTTTCATTTATTGGCGCACCTAGAACGTATTGTGCTCTGCCCATAGACCGCAATCTCAAATTTAATTGATACAGTTCTCTTTTAAATTCTGGGTCGGTCGTGTATAGCCTAGATCTTTCGTCAAATTCTAGACGAACGCGATAAGATTGATCTACTCCTCTAGAAACTGCTCCTCGATTTGGCAACATTTCGGTTGAAGTTTCCAGCAACAAGACATGTTGTCTACGATTGTCAATCGGGCCAAAATTTGCTTCCCCAGAATATGGCAAAGAGTTGAGATTTATTTGAGTGAAAAATTGTTTAGTGACATCGCTTGCAGAATTTTCTCCAACCCCGGCCAATTGTATTTTATTGTCTGGTGTGGGTTCGCCATTATATAATTGCCAATCAGCAACCATATCGGCTGCAAGGGTCATCAACATTCCGACACCCGCAACCCCACCGACACTATTAATTCCCCCAGTATCTGTTAGTTTGGTAAACCCAGATCTGGACACAGATACTCCATAATTTGGGAGATCGCTGATACTATTGATTATTTTTACTGACATTTTATATTCTCGTGAGTTACTTCGCCGAAAGATTCTTGATGCCCATTGCCTGTATAACCTTGCCCAATGGTTTTACCACCACAACACTTCCTTGACTGTCTTGCAATACCTGAGTATCTTCGGTGCTAACATCAGCAGCCGCTGTTATGACATTTGTAATTCCTTGTCCAACTTCTGCAACTTCTATGGTGGTCCCAGCGACACTAACAACGTCCGTAGGATCGAATGTGCCCAAGGTTCCTATCGGAATGTTGCCAGAGAAAAATCCTGTGGCATTAACATAAATGTCTTCTTGAGCAATTCCCGAAGCTTCGGCTATAGCGATCTCTCTTTTCGCGTAATCGGTATATGAAATTGTATTAAAAGTTATTCTCTCGTTCCAAGTGGCTGCTCCTTCTGCATGACGGTAATGTAGAGTAAAATTTTTGTCGTACCATTCGCTACTCGCATTTATTGTAAACGATATTTGGAAATTGTTTTTCGCCTGATGATCGCGACGTTCTCTCCAAGTATCACTCATATTTGACGTGTTAGCAACACAAATTCCTTCGCCTGCAAGACTGGAAGTGTCTATAGGAAGATGGTCTTTTATGGAGTCTCTATATCCAGAATATGAAGATGTTACGAGAGAGTCTGGATATTGGCCATAAGATATCCACCGAATGCCGGAAGTAGTAGTTTCTTCTCGTCTGGGTAGTGCAATAACTTCTCCTGCTACTATAGGGTTATTCTGAAATGCTGAAATATCTGCATCATCGCACGTCAGAATCAATTCTAAGTTTCTTTTATTTATATCGTGATCAGCTCTCAGCTGAGATTCGAAAGTTATTACCAGATTCCCCGCATCATTCCCAACGGAATCTTGAATGACGACTTCTCCATAGTCAAACGTGCGGTCAACTCCCCGCTTATTGCTGGTAAATGCTTTTATTTCCCCACTGCCCACTTTAACCAACCCGCGATTAGTATTTGTCGGCCAGGCAGCATAAGGCGTGCCAGAATGAAGATGTAGCCAGTTATCTTCTGGTTTATTAACTTCTACCGAAGGAAGATCTATGATCGCAACAGGCCTATGCTTTTGCCAGACTAGCTCGTCGCCAACATAAACTCGGTTTATGGATTCTTGGCCCTTATTGATCTTAGATATGTTTCCGCCAATATTAATCATTAAGTTATTCCTTTATGAAATATATTGTATTTGGATCTTTTGCAGAATTATCATAGGCAGCTTGAGATTCTAAAACCGAAACCCGATAACCGTTCCATGTAGTGTCGTCTTCCGATTGCCAACTAGGGTTTCCGAGAGAATCCGTTTTCCAAACTTTTTTTACTGCGCCGTCAGTTTTTGCTACATACCCCTCGCTAGAGATAGTATTTGCTTTCCAAGTATTTTTATTCATAGCCGTGTTCGAAATTACGTTTCCGGCGCTGATACTTATTCCTTCGCCCTGCGTATACGTAGTATCATTGTCCGGAAAGCTAGGAGTAAATGAGGATTCAGTTCCATCCCTATGGGTTAGCGTTAAAGTGTTTCCTGAAGTGCCAACAGTCTTAATATAATTCTGTGGGTGTGTGTTGATGAAACTAGTGGTTCCTGCACGGCCTTGACGGCTGAATGCAATCGAAGTAACTTTAACCTTATCTTCGTCTGCATGATTCGTGATAGAAAGCCCAGTAACCGTATTTGCAGGAAGATTTGAAGAGGTCAGCGTGTCCGTACTCTTGACAAAGAATTCTTCCGAAGTTCCATTAGTAAATTCGTTCAGGTTCGTTGGTTGTTCGGTCAAATCTGCATACGAGCCTGAAGTTGCAATTGTGCTCAGCGTCGAAGGATCAAATTCTCCGGAAATCACTGCAGAATTTTCGACGTCTAATATTCGGTCTGCGAGAGTTTTTGTCTGGATGTCTAATGTTCTTACCGCAGAAGTTACTGTTTGGTTGTCTATATAACTAGTTCCCGAATATGCATGCGATTCGCCTATACTTGCACCTAAATATGATTGCATAGTCAAATCTGCATTTGATATATCTGCGACATTGATTGATATGTTTGATGCATTTGTAGCAATCTGCAGTCGCAAGATCTCGTCGGCAGAGACCAAGCTCGTAGCACCAGTAATACTACCAGAATAGCTGCCATCGGCATCAAGGCCGGCTGCAAGCTGTGTTGCATTCAATTCTGTTTGCAGTGCGGTAGTTTTTGTGGTCAATACGCCGATAGCAAGTTCATTATTTCGAATCTCCGTATCTAATGCTTCGAGCGCGTCGTCTACAAAGAGGTCTGCAATATAATTTCCAGACAGATCGAGTCTTTGGCCAGAAATGACGCCAAGATCTTGGATGGTGGATTCTAGGTCTGTCAATCTTCCTGAGTGCGCAACTATGTCCTGATTACTGGATACTATTTGTGTCTGAAGAAGATCGTCCGCGTCTGTTAGGTTCGTGGCTCCCTCAATAGCCCCAATATATTGCCCGGAAGCATTCAGCCCAGATCCAGTTTGAGTAGAATCTATCTCTGATTGCAAATTTCCTGCAGTAACCTTCAGACCTGTTATGTCGCTCTCATTCTTTAACGCTTGGCCGTCTAATGCAATCACGGATTCCTTGACGGATCCCAAAATATAATTTCCTTCTAACGCCAGAGTTCCATCTGAACTAGTTCCTACTGAAGCTTTGGTGTTGTCTAATTCTTGTTGTGCTGTGTCTAATGCCTGATCTAATAAAGTATCAGCCGCAGCAAGAGATGTTGCGGAAGAGATATATCGCAAAGATGTTTTTTGAATATATCCGCCGCTGCCGGTCAAGCCAGAAGAAACTTCTACCGTGTCAATCAAACTTTGTAGAGTGCTATCCTCTGACGCCCTCGTAACTGCCTCAGCGGCCACCAGATCATTGGTATATGTGATGACCTTGGAATATAAATCATTGACTGCAGAAGAAAGATTTGATGCGGCGGTGAAATTGGAGCTAAGGGTGGAAACATCTCCGATTCTTGCAGCGTTTATGTCAGTTTCGCTATGAATTTCATTAAATGCGCCAACGACAGTTTTGTTATTCGTGGCAAGATTGCCAAAATCTCCCAAAAGCGATGCGACATAAAGAGTATGAGAGTTTAGCTCATTAGTTTTATTTTTCCAAGCATCGAAGGTATCAGTCCTCAATACATTGTTGGTTGATGGATAATTGAATGTTGCCATGTTATTTGCTCTCTAAAATTTTATTGAGAATTTCTCTTATTTCTTGTAATTCGGTTTTGAGACCGACTATTTCTGCCTCTTGCGTTTCTAATTTTTTCAATTTTTTCATATACTTAACATACGCACCATTATCAAAATTTATTATGGCCTTGGAGTGCGGATCTCTTTTAAGAGTTCTGTCCTCCTTGACCACAAGATAATTTTTTATATCATTCGCCATACTAGATATTTATATCAATTCGCGAGGGCAATGATTCTTAAGTCCTTCGCCCTTGGAGGCAATGCAGAATTTTTACTCCGCATTATGATCTTAATTCCAAAAGCAGAAAACTCAGTCAGCCCCTTGACATCATATTCAAATTCAGTGAATTGGTTGATTGATGTCGACGATTGCGAATATCCAGCTGGCCGCTCTATATATTCATACGACAACCTTCGGTACTCTTGACTGTCGCTGGTCTTTATTTTATAATACAAATCAATATCAGCATCTTGGGGTCTGTGCGCGGATAACACTATCTTGAACGCAGTGGCCGGCTGATTTAATTGTATTTCTCTAGTAATATATTTCGACGCTACTGTTCCCCCAGAGCTATTTCTTTCTGATATAAAATTCGAATAGTTGGAAGAAGTATCTGTAGAATTTCCGAGAGAATCCGTACTCGTAGACCATACTGGGTAATTTATGACATTCGATGTCAGCACCGAGCTAAATCTCTGAGTATCTATGATTGGAGAAATGTTATCTTGAGTCGACGACAAGGTCAGTTTATAGACTAAAGATTTTTTCTCAAAGTTATTACTTCCCGAGCCAAATGTAGTTTCGTTGTATGAAGAATATACAGACCGCGCAGAATCGAATATTATGTTTTCGTTGGGCACAAAGTTTGACCAAGAACTGTCCTTAACGCCAGTAATAGAATCTGAATCCTGAGAGTATCCGCTGGTAGTTTTCATTGCATAGGTGATATTTGTTTGTGGCAATTGTAAGCTTTCTACAACTGGCATCAGCATATCAAACTTGGAATTTACTTGAGCAGTAACAGCTCCCTCGCCGTCAGCAGAAGGATTGAATCTGCCAGAGCTCGAAAGGGTGTTTGCTTTAGAATTTCCTGACACGGCATTTCCGCCTACGTACTTAACGTTAGACATCAAAATATCAAACGTGTCGAGAGTAGTATCAATTACTTGGTGAGTCCCATTTAATTCCGATCCTAGCCAAGCGTTCGAATTTGTATCTCCCCCATATCTCGCGTTAGGGTTTATTCCGCTAATGGTGACATAATAATGAGTGTTCTGACCAGTAGATGGAATAAGGTCGTGATTAGGAAGATGGAACCTTACCGTATCTTGGCCCGCGAAGGTCTCTATAGAAGAAGATCCTAATTCTGCCTTGTCGGCAGAATATCCCAGCTTATCCGAAGAACTATTTTGGAAAAAAAGAGAGGAGCTTACGGAAGTATCGAATTTAGCCCGATATAACGTAAACTTCATGTCTTCCATTTGTTCGGGGGCCCAAGAACTTGAAGCAGCTTTGAAAAACACTCCGCTATATGGCTGTTTGCTTATTGTTCCAGTTCCGTCTAATGCACTGTCTCCCAATCTTGCAACATGAATACTATAGTCCTGAGAGTCTGCTAGTGTGACAATTGCATATTCGGAGCCTTGCTCGATATAAACTGGAGAGTCGAATAGAAAGTTAGTAGGACTAGTTCCATTAGCCGACACTGAAACGCTAGATGGGTATAATGTTTTTCTAGCTAATACTGTCGTGCCCGGATATCCGCCAACAGTGTTTCTTATTTCTATGCTGATAGGGATCGTAGAATCCTTAGCAGAGAGATATAGATCTATTGATGTAATAAACGACCCGCCGATTTTGTCAGAGAGGATTGTCTGAGCCACCGGATTGAATTGATTAGACCCTTCTCCAATTCGAGTTTTTACTGATCTATTAGAAGACACAGATCCTAAACTATAGTTTGCAGGCCTCGTAGAGATTGTTGATCTAGACGAAGAATTTAAATTCCCCTTTGCTGAATACAATCCTTCCGCCTCGGTTCCTGCGACAGTAGAGCTACTCTGTCTGTCCGACAAGCGGAATATTCTGTCCCCAGTCCGAAATCTCATTTGTGCGGTATTTGGAATTGTGAACGTTCCTCTCAAATTGCCCGAAGCATCAGTAATTAAGGTTCCAGAAACACTAGAGCCAGTTTCTGAAGAAAACTTGCCAGGCGAAATTCCGTTAGTAAAGTTTGGACCAACTAAAAACAGCGCTTGGCCACCAGTAAATGTGTTTGAGTCTATGTTGTCGATGACGTAAAAATTTAAAGTAGAAGCATCTACATATTGGATTCCTACTACCCTAACTTCGTGTCCTTGATTATTTACGAGAGTTGTGTCTCCCATGTTGTCGATGATTTCTGCTTCGTAGGTTCGAATGAACGCATCGGCAGCTGTCACGTTAGAAACTTTGATAGTCTTTGTGGTGGAACAATAGGACGAAACAGGAGTTGCGTCGAAAAAAGCAAAAACTCGGGTCTTAGGTTTCAGACCTGCCGCGTGAAAAAATATAGTTCTTTCGCGGATAAACGGTACAATATTTGATTGTATATCTTTATCGCCTGAAGCTTCGGTCGCATTTAGTCCAGAAAACCCAGAGCTAATATTCGACTTAGATTGCAATCGATTTGTCTGCAAAGTTTGCATATTAGATTTTGCTGAGTTGTTCTGAGAATTGTTTCTCTTCTGAGAAACACCGGTAGATATCATTTGAGTTTCGTTGAATATTTTAGCTCCCACCGAGTTGTGCTTCAAATGATCCATTTGGCCAGAAACATTGCTCGACAAATCCGGAAGAGTTTTTGTATCCCTCCATTCATCCTGTTGGGGGAACAATTTAATAGCTCCCTTGAATCCCATGATTGCATATGGATTTATCGATACGGTCTTTGAAGACTTACTTTGACCAGAAAGAATTACTGATTCGTATGGCAACATGACCAGACCATCTTTGATTTCGTATAACGAAGATTCTGCCTGAGAGAAGTGCATAGGAACGTTCTTCTCGTTAAATACCGGCCGCAATTCGTTATTTTCTGTATCTATTGAACATCGGTACTGGGAGTCAAATACATCTCCGACATTATGACCGGTGAATGGTTCTACTACAAATCCATTTTTAAATCTGTCCAGACCATTATCGTCGAGAACTTCCATGTCTTTAGTCTCTTTCTCTAATAAAGACAGGCTAGTATAATATTCAATAGTCTTAATTCTATGTTCTAGTTTGCCGATATCTCGCATGGTATATCGTTTGTTGTCAAGCATTTCTGCAGTAATGCTAGTTTCTTCTAGAGTATATGGGTCAGTTTCTAACTTATAGATAACCATTCCGTCCGAAGGATCTTCTGGAAAATCTGGGCTGACCGAAGGAGCACCATACTTTATCAGAAAGTCTCCGTCTTTGCTCAAATATACTTTATCTTTTCTAGGAAGATACTGTCTATAATCTGCAATAACATAAGAATTGTCTAGTGGGGTGTTTGAGTTCGTAGATACCTTTCCAAACTTTAGTGGAGTCGCAAGAGATTTTTCAGTAAAAAGATCTGCAGCTTCCGTCTTCGGGCGGAAGTCTAAGACGTCAGACAATCTGTTATTTTTGAATGCAGGAATTTGGGAATAAGATATTCCGGAAGAAGAATGGGTGTACGAGTCGGCAGAAAAATAATCCCCACCAGTACTGTGATCGAAATAGGAATATACTACTACAATTCTTCCTGCACATTCAGTCTGGCTGGCTTCGACTTGTAACGACCCCAAGTCATACATTCCAGGCCGCTGGCCGTTATCTAATACATATCGATCAGTTATATCTAATATTTTTGTTGGGGCTTCCGAAAAACCGGCTGGATTGGCTCCAGTGGATTCGTACTGCGCATAAGAATCTAGCGCAAATTTCAGTTCTGGTGCAGTCAATTCATTATAAAATTTCTTTGTTCCCGAAGAGTCTGTCTGATATATGACGTTATTGACACTACAAGTATCGTACACACGGGTTAACTCGAATACGTCCGAATGTTCTAATTGGATATTTGTTAGCGCAAGGGAATTTCCTAGGCTATCGGAAGTGTTTGAGTTGAATATTCCTGCAGTATTATTCGTTCCATACAGGTCTAATGTGTACCAAGTAGATGATGAATTAGAGGCATAAGTTTCCGCCGCGACTGAAGTGCCATTAGACTGTCTTGCTGCGAACGGGTATATTACCTGATCGTCTACCAAAGTTTTTGTTTTTTCTGAGGCATTTGTTTTGATAACTGGAGCATAAACAATTATGCTATTTCCCGCAGGCAAATTTACTAATGTTATAGATGCTGAGGTAACTCTGTTATTTGCATCCGTAGATAGAGTCACGTTATTTGTTGTAAGTTTGTGTGCTACCGGAACTCCGTTCCCAGAAGTTGGTGTATATGCAAAATAGTACTTTTCGTTAAAAGATCCAAAAACTTGATTAGAATTAGTTCCGAGAGTTAGTTGTACTTGGCTTCCGGGCCCACTATATGCCTGTGAGACATTTTCGAACTTTGTCTGTACCGTATACGAAGTGTCTACGCTAGAGTTTCCACTATCGTCATCGACAAACCGAATGGTTTTGACAAACTCAGCGCCAGTAGTGACGATGCTAGACCCCGATGTGTCGAATATGACGTTACGAGAGATGACTCTTGCGTTATTTGGCGTCAGGCCAATGTCGTGATTAGATGAGCCAGAAAACGCATTCTCGGGAGTAGTATCATACTGTACTTCTCGAACAACTTCATTGCTTTCGAATAGCCTGGGAGACAATTCTCCTACTTCGACAGAAGACGGGTTACCGGCCCCTAGAGTTTTTACTAAAATCTTATTCGCAGTGCTGTAATACACAACTCCCCGAACATCAGAATCTTGATATTCGGAATATATAATATTTTTATTTTGAAATGTAGCTAATTGGTCTACCAAGGTATATTCTACTAAAATATTACCATTAAACAGGTTGTACGATCCCGCTACAAGCTGAGACTCGATAGACCGAAGATCTGTCAGCAAATATTCTCTATTAGTTCTTGGATTGATTTCCATTTTGATATCATATAGATATACTTTATATATTGCGCTGTCTAGCGGAGCAATTGCAGGAGCAAAATTCGAAGAATTGAAGTCGGCATCTTGGTCGTGTGAAAAATGCTCCACATATCTTATTTTTGCAGTACCGATGATGTCCGATCCTGCAGGATTAGACGCCCCCCATGCAGAAAAATCAGAAGTTATTTGATTTTTGTCATATAACGTTCTTCCCTCACTTATGGCCCCATCACCGCTATTAACTTGTGGATTGTTGATAATTTTGACATGATCATTTCCGTCGACGTTGATATTCAATAGATCGACAGTTTGATTTGGAATTGGAAGCCCCATCGTGTCCGTAAGATATACAAAATTGCCTAACTTCGTTGTCAGGTATTCGTTATTCCTTTGTACATGCTCTCGTGATTTTTTATAATCCACGAACTGAGTTACTAAGGTTTCTAGCTCATATCCGCGAACATATGCTTTGCCTGGCTCAATTCCGATTGCAAGTCTTCCTCGCAATGCTGCGACTAAACTATCGTGGGTCTTGCCGGGGTAATATTTTGTCCCTGTATCGTCTAAATTCTGCTCTGGATATTTTGTTCTATCGTTTGGAGTTGCGGTGTGCGCTTGGCCATTGCCCGAAGCAAGATCTATCATGTCTGGTTCATCGAAGAATCTGGTCCGGGCCATTTCCTTTGCATCTACTTGGTTACTAAATTCGTAATCTGTCAAGGTAGAAACGCCTCGATTGTCATTTTCGTTTAGTAATTCCCGAATATCGATTTTATACGGCCGAACTGTATAATCTCCAGATTCGTCATAAGTTCTTCTGGCTAAAGTCTCTTCTAATACTGAATACTCGGTAGACCTGACATGAGACTCTACATAACCATTTCTTACGCTAATTAACTCGATGAAATTGCTTGTATCGACCTCATCAATAGATCTTTTCGAAAATATGAGAGAGATTCTGTATCGATCTGCGCCAGGAGAATTAAAGTTCGTTGTTCCTTGCGCATTATCGAGAAGAGTATTATCCATGTTGCTGTTGACGAAGGATTCGTTGACCTGCAAACCAATTTTATATGATGGTTTGTTAGAATACTTGTCTAGCACAATTTTTTGATCATTTACCATGATTAAATGTTTTTGTAAATAATATACCCCAGATTCTATGAACGCAATGGAACCAGTTCCCGTAGGTGTGTCGGATTGTGGATTTATTTGACAGGCAAAATCGCTCATAGAAATAACGGATTCTGTTGTCAGAATTTCATCGGCCAAAAATGATATGCTATCGCCTTCAATAAAATCTACTAAAGAATAATCCGATATATCTGCTCCGCTAATAAATTTGACATATAATGTGTCTGGATCGTCTGTGCTCGAAGACCCAGTGGAGTTTTCTGCATGCACAACGAGGGCGCGGATTCCTGTTATAGAACCAACAATGACCCGGCCGACGAAATCCGAAGCTGAGTTATATGTGGTAGAATTCCCCTGATATCCTATTTTCAAATATGTGATATCAGTATCAATTGCTGACTGGCCAGGAATGATCATCGCGCCTTCTTTGAAGAAGTGGTCTGATACATTTGCAATCTGTTGCTGCAAGATAGACTGTATTTGTGTCAGTTCTCTTGCTTGAACCGAGCTCCCGGGCTTGAACAGTATTTTAAGATATCCACTATTTACATCATAGTCGTCATAATATGGAGTTACATTGAAATTGGATGCCATGCGTTTTCTCTATCAATTATTTTTAAAATTCGAACACTACTTTAATATCTTCGATTTGGTCTACTGCTCTCGAAACAGGTTGTCGGTTTTCTATGTATAGGACTTTGCCCGTCCCAGCATCGACATTAAACTCCGAATTGCCATCAGAATATTCTGGATGCGCTGCGCCGCGATATGTCGAGTTGTACGCAATTTTGCTCGTAGAAGTATCGACGGGATCTGACAAAATCACAATTTGACGGAATACTGGATCAAACCCGCTCAACGAGTCAGACACCACGGGGAAAACCGATTCGGTATTTCCATTTCGCGTGTCTTGCTCGTCATATTCTAGCTTCAACGCGACCATGGCGTAATATCCCCCAAGTTCTTCTACTGGGTTGTATCCATGACCTTCGCCTGGCGACATGATCGCACGGACTTTGCATCCGGTACTACTGCCAGAAATGGCAGGCAGCACTTGCGCTTCGGCATATGTATAATCGCTTCCGCCATTAGAGATGACAATCTTAGAAATTTCATCACCTTGCGTTATTCCATACGCGGTAGCTCCACTCCCGTCTCCTACAAGTTGCACTTTCGGGGCAATAATAATGTCTCCACTCTGAGAACCCGAGAGCCCCGAGAATGCAGTATTAAGGGTGATATCTACTTGTCCTGCGCTAAATGCGTATGAAGAAATTGTCGCCTGATAAGAAGAATTTCCAGAAATAAAAACTACGTCATATCCATCATATCCGCCACTTCCTGCGTCAGTAGCTCGTTGAATCATGTCGCTGGATGATGGTGTGAAGGAGAAACTGACAGTAGATTCGCCAATCGTTACGCCGGTCTGATTCAGGTTTTGGAGATATCCTCTTCCTCCCGCGTGTCCCGACCCGTCTCCATCATCTACGATCCGAACAAAATCGATAGATCCGGCAGCGGCCTTAGCGTTTTGCTGAACTTGGTATTGTACATAATCTGCAGACAACGAATCCGTTGGTTCTGCAGTTAAGTATTTTACGGGAAAATAATCTTTTGTCAAAAACTTTAATGCCCTATCCAATTGAATAGAATATAGATACTTCCAAACATATCCGTCCCCAGTTTCGATGAGCTGCGAGGTAGAAGTTCCCGTCGGTTTTACTGTTGATGTAGCAGGGGTAACTCCGACAGAAGAATCCTTCCACTTAGAATTATTTACGCACTTATATACGTTATACTGGTTGTTGCCTTCGGTAATAACATACCCGTTTGGAATAATTTCTTCTGGATCTTGATCATCATACATCGTATACACATTCCCAGATTCCCAATCAATTCTGGGAAGCGCGAGGGTTATAGTATCCTCGCCTACCTTCTTCATGGCGATTAAGTCATTTTTTACTGTGTAGTGCTCTTTAACTGAATCGGAAGGTGTGGGTGGATTCGAATCGTCCGTCCATGCTGTGTTTTTTCCAATTCCGAGATAAAGATTATTATACAGAGATACATTATAGAATGCCCAGCGCAATACTGAGCCGCCAGAAGAAACTCCTGTAGTATGTGTTGGGGGTAATCCTGCATCAGATGTGCCTGCCTCTACCGATATGTATAGGTTAGATTGATATAGAACTACATCTCCTTCGGAGTATGACACTCCTCCTTCCCACAATGGAGTTTGTTCAGATAGAGATTCAATGAACTGCTGTGCATTGAATATTCTGAGTCGATTTGTGATGATTGCCGCCATTGATCATTGTCCTCTAAATTTTGTCTAATCCTATATTTATAACAATTTTTTTAATCTACGATTTGTGTTAAAGAATTTAAATCTTCCAAGCTTGCTGGAACACTATTCGCATCATACACACTCAGGATTGATTCGTGTGCAAAATTTGTTTTTTCGAAATATTTTGAGTCTATATCCGTTATCTTTGTAGTCTCTAGATTGTTGTCCAGCAGCTGTGGGGTTATGGCAAACTTAGATCTCTCTATAGAAAGATTTGTCATTCCTATAGCCCGGGGCCCGTCGCTTTCTGAATTTTCTTCGGTTATAACTAAATACTTTGGTTTCAGTGTTATTCTAGAATCTAGCACTGCATGATAATTCCTATCAATCATGTCTTCTACTTGTTTTATTGTAGTAGTTGGCCACTTGTGATCAGAAAAATCAGTAATGCCCAAAAAATTATTTTGGGAAAATATGGGAACAACTCCCCACACATTAGTTCCGTCTTCCTTCTGAATCACAGTAACCTGATTTCCTGTCATAGAAGTATTCCGGAATATTCCAGTATATCCGTAATATGCTAAATATGGAGAGTCCATAGCCTCTTCTTGAGGGCTAAATCTATATCGTATCAGATCGTCAAATGAATATATCGTGTCAAAGAAAAATTTAAACCTTTCTAAGCTCTTATATGTAGTTCCTAAACTTGGAATTTCGTGATGACGCGTAGCAATACTCACGATAAACTTTTCGTCCCTTGGATCGGCACCATCTTTAACAGAACCGATCCAATTAGTATTTATTCTTCCTACATTGCCTCTTGAAATTTTATCCCACCGAAATTCTACTATGTTTCCTGGCTCAATCAAATCTGAGTCCAGCGAACTATAAGAACTAATCAAATTAACCCCTAATAGAATATATTTATCGGTTGACATTGCGCTGCTAACTTCAAATTTCGCAAAGGATCTGGTTGCCAGATGTTCATCGTCCGTTACGATCTTTTCGGATACATTATAAAACGTAAAATAATTTCCGATAATACCACTCTCATAATAATGTTTTTGGCTTTTATTGAAGCGGTCTTTGTGGTTTAGCACAACATATTGGATTTCGGAAAATGTACTTGCTGTGGTAAAATTAATTTCGTCTGCACTGCTTAGAAGTGCGTATCTCCCTTCACCAACATCCACGCTGGCTCCAATCGGGGTATCGTCCGAGATACCAGTCATCGAAGATATATCTTCCTGCCGATTGTCGTATTCTAGGATGAGGCCAGAAGACATCAAGTCCTGAGAGTTTACCGGCGTCTGTTTATTGACAACATTGCCCGAGCCATCCAATTTAGTACCGGCTGTCCATCTGCCAAGACCATCCATGTTCTTCATCGTAACATCGACATTCTTAATGATTTCATAAAATAAATATAAGATTGCTTGCTTAAGACGCTTTCCTTCTATCTTGGTGGTAAGCGTCACTTCGCCAAAAACCATCATTCCTGCAGGATGAATGACTCGCTTAATCAGCTCTCTCCACTCATCAATTACGCGATTTACTCTTACTACATACGAATAATCTTGCCACAGATATCCATCATGTATTCTATTATCGGAAGACGCAAAGCTCTGATCCGTAGTAAATGCGCCTTCGCGAACACATAATGGACCGGTAAGGACCTCTACCTGCGCGCTTCCGTCCCCTAGCGAGGTTAAATCTAAAGTTGGGGGATTACCATACCCAACACCAAATCCGTCATGAGCGGGATCTGAGGACAGCTGGCGGATAGATATATCTTCTATCCCTCCAATATCTGATCCAACAACAGAAACTGATGCTCCTAATCCGCTTGAAATGTATCCGTCGGATTGGTCCGAGATGTATGCGTAGGGATTTCTAGCATATCCAGACCCGCCGGTCACTACCTCGATCTTTTCGATTGGGCCCTTGGCAACATTCTTAAACTTTAATTGTAACGATTGCCAATCTGGTATTGCGGCAGGAACTAAATCTCCGGTTACTCCGTATTCCATATAAGATATCGTATTTGCTACCGAATTTATTGAGTATTGATAGTCGGACAATCTTCTTGCGACCTGTATTGGATCTAACTCCCATCCAAATATTCGAACCTCTTCTGCGCTGTCCGCATATTCGGCGAATCTTCTACCTTTCGTAATTCTAAATGATCCAAAATATGCTGTAGACATATCAGTTCCGCTATCAGAATCATCATTATCCGCACCCAACGTCAAAATAGCATCGGGAGTCATTCCCACGATTAGATCAGGAAAATCTCCCGATTCGATCCCATCTAAATATATCGTGGTCCCTTCTGATATTGAAGAGTATATAACGACATGTCTCCAACTGTCTAGCTGGGTTAGCTGCGTGTCGATAGGAGAGACATAATTTCTGGTTATATTAGAATTGTCAGAAGCAATTATTTCGAATTGACCCGAAGCAAGATGCTTCAATACTAGTATGTCAGAAGAATCGTTTTGTCCGATACCATTAAATGCCAACACGACAGAATCAGATCCGCCGATGCCGTAGTACCAAAAATCTATGGTGAAATCGTTTTGCTCATTAAACCTACCAGCAGCTTCAGGAATGCGGACATACCCATCTCCTCGCAACGATAAGCTAAAGTTTCCTATCGCAGAACCGAAAGAAGGATTTTCTCTGTATGCATTATGACGAACACTATCTGCATCGTCCCTGAACTCGTAGAATACTGAAGAAGATTTTACTGTATCAAAATCGTACAATAGCACGACATCCTCGTATTTTGTATCGCGATTGACTAAATATGCCTCTACTTCATTTGACGACTGAGAATCGAATATTGCAGATGGATGATCTGATATGTTCCAAGTAATTTGCGGGTAGTTTCCTGACTTAGTGTCCTGTGTCCAAGTAATATCAAATTCAGTCTCTATTCCGCCGACTTTAGAAATTCTTCCTATCGCCCCGCTGCCAAATGTTCCGTCGTTGACAAACTTGACAAACTCACCCGTGATATAATTTTCGCCCGAAGTATTTACGCCGACAGCAGAAACTTCTCCTGTTGTGGTGTTATTGATTTTTGCGCTAAACCCCGACCCCGTCCCGTTGCTACTAAGACTATAATCCAAATTAAAATTTCTCGGGTAATCTTTGCCCGGCACTAATATGTTAAATCCGATCACGCAAGAATATAGCTGCTCTTTAACTAACCGGCCGTCGGTCATTTCCACAAAAACATTTTCTTGATCTTGGAATTCGCCAGCGATATCGCCCAAAAAATATTCATTGACCTTAAAATTAGATATAGCGAAGTCAATCTTAGATTCTACTACACCTACGGCAGAACTAGTTTCTCCGATTAGCCGGACCGGAGTTCCTGTGGCAGAAGTAGTATTAGGCTTTGTTCTTACGCTCTTACTTTGGACCCATTGGTTATTGCTCGCCTTGAAGATATTTTCTTTGGGGTAATATACATCGATATCTTCGTTTAGGAATGCTCTAAAAAGAAATTTCAAGGATTTTTGCGAACCTTTAGATTCATAAAAGCTTCGGAGAAGCTTAAAAAAATGATTTTGATCGGTAAATCTTTTCTTTTCTTCTTCTTCGATATTTTTATCCGGCGATGATGTGGGATCCGTCCTCAACCGAAAAACTACCACAATCGATACGCCGTCTAATGGGGCGACAATATTATTTTCTTCGCCAAAAAATAATTTATCTGAAGACAGATGATAATCCACGCCCTCTGATAGTTCTGTATAATCCGATGGGAATGATAGCAAGCTGGAATCTGACGCAGGAATTCCCGAAAAAGGATTTGCGGGATTCGTGTACACCTTTACTTCTGCAACATACGGAGATATATTCTTCCCAAAATAATATGATGGATCGTTGTAGGATAATAAAAACTCCGATACAATGCCGTTTCCGACAAAGGAGTCTTGGACAAAGGTTTCATTTTCCGAAGTTGATTGCGCAGCCGAGTTAAACAGTGCAGATAATAACTTTGAATTGGTGTTTTTGTCTCGTATGCGCGTCACGGAAGGGAAAACCGATCCAATTTCTGACTTGAATTGGTTTACAAATATGTCTAGCGTTTTGTCAATATCGCCATACTCGGCAATATCCGCCATAGTATCTAGCGGGCTGCCTTCTTTGCTCAACCAATCATAGTATAACTCTAGAAAAAGAACAAATTTATCATAATCCCCCTCTCGAAGATGAAATGGTAGACTTTCCTTGACAATTGCTGAAATATTCTTTAAATTTGGGCTTGACATTTATCTATCTTCTAATAATACTAACACTTTGGGTGGATATATCATAATTATTGTTATAATCATCGGTATCTGCCATCATGGTTATTGATATATCTTGCGGATCAATAAATAAGATCTGGTTTCTTCTGGGGAAAACATCTTGATCTTTGGGCGAGATTCTTATCTTCAAAAAGCTTGCGTTATTTTCTAAATTTGTTATGATCGGATCATTAATAGTAATGGTCCCTTTCTTGTGATCTATCGTTCCGGTAACAGTGGAGACATATACTCGCTTCCCATTTGCATCAGTATAATAAAACTTTAGGTAACTTTCTCCGTCATCTTCGATATATAGAAGATTATTGGAGTTCATGACTGTAAATCCGGTGGAGGACAAAGTTCTTGGCATAATTTCATTATTAAACTGATAAATATATTGAGATCTTGCGTTTAGCGTTATTTTCTTTTCGATCTGCAAGTCTACCGTGGTAGTGTTGTTGGTTATTGCATCGTTAGATGTGTCGATTGAGCTAACAAAATTAGAATATCTGAAATAGTTATCAAATTCGTTCATAAAAGTATCACTAAAATCTTTGATGGTGGCCACAACCCCCGACTTCAATTCATCTTCGCCCAGAATTGTAGCCTCGTTGTCGTATTTTACTTTACTAGTTACGATCAATTTAGTATAATTCGGGTCCGTAATTTCTGGCAGAATTGTCAGTATAGAGTAATTTGACTTCAGTTGATTCTGTATAGAAGCTTTTTCAAAGTTTGTTAGAAAGCTTCCATCATTTGGTTTTATTGATATAAAAACTCTGCCAAATTGGGGGGGATCGTTATCTTCTCCTCCCCAAACATTGACCGAAGATGCTTGCGTATAAATTTTTGGAATAATTGTTTTATAATCTCTGACTGTTACCGCTCGGTTTTGGCCTTCAAACGTTCTTGGGGCATAAAATTTGATAGAATCCGTAGTTTCTTTGTCAGATCCCCCATATACTTTGTTTATAGTAGTCAATTCTATTATCTTGAACTCAGAATCGGTATTATTAGAATTTATTTTTGCAATGCCGTTAGAATCCGACCCAGCTGTTGTCAAATATTCGACGGATATTACATTGCCACTTTCTACCGCAGACCCCAGCACCCCGTCACCAAAAAATATTTCATACAATCCACTCTCAACTTCCTGAACAAAAAAGGATTTCGATATATCACTTAGCTCCATAGTATCTGTTGGGCGCTTAAATTCGGTAAACTCGTCAGTGGTTAAATCCTCTCTTACCGTTACTTTGATGGATGTGGTGTCTGCAGTATCATTCGACAATACAAATCGCTGATTCGGGTTTGTAGTGTTCACCACAAAATATTCGACAACAGGATCTCCCTGAACTAATACTAGGTCTCTCAGAAAGTACCTTGTGGTTACTGTCGCGCCATCTGTGGCGACTGTTGATGATATTTTTGCAGCAGATCTAGGAACTTCTGGGAAAAAGTTATAAGATACTCCGTCCAAACTAGCAGAAAATTTAAACTCGCTATTAATGAGCACAGCTGCGTTTTCGCTTTCCAATGGACCGATCTTTTCTATAACTATCGAGACTACTGTCTTTGGTGCGATATTAGATTTTACTTCATAACCTAACATTTTTGCTCTAGAAACTACGTTTTCGCGCATTCTTGCAGTATCTAAAAACATTTCATTGGCTATCATATTCAAATAGTATGAGGTATAATGAGTATTGTATGATAGAATGTCGACCAGCGTATTGAGTCCGGAAGCTTCGAAATCATAATCCGAAAACGTCGGATCATTTTTCATATATTCAATGATATTCTGCTTAATATCCTTAAAATCTAAGTCGGATATTTGAATAGTTCTTGCCATTATCGGATTCTCTCTATAGTGAAGGTGGTCGTAACTTCCTCATCGGTAGATATCAATACATAAACTACTTGCAATTTTGCTGCGTTTGGATATAATTCGGGATAATTTACGTTAACAGAAACTACTTTGACCCGCCTTTCGTAATTTTCTATTGTTCTGCTAATATTATCTTCCAAATCTCTAGCGGTGAATTCGTCTTGGGGCTCAAATAATGAGTTGTATATATTCCCTCCAAAGGACGGCGAAAAATGTCTCTCAAACCGATTAGTCAGAAGCAAGTTGCGCAATGCTTGATTAATTGCATTGACATCTCGTTTCATCATTATGTCGTTTGTTATAGGATTTTTCTTGAAGGACAGATCAATATCCAGATATTGATTTTTTCCGAGAATGCCTACGTTATTATCTGCCGATGTATTTGAATATGCCATGGTTTCTTACGGATTTAGGTCTAATTTAGGAGCCTCAATAGTATGAGTCCCTCCAGAATTTACTTTATGCGTTCCTCCATATTTATACTCCGCAGCAGAACCTCCATGAACAGAAATTTTTCCGTCCACTATCATCTTGTAATTTCCGGTGATGTGGACTGTTTTATCTCCTTCGATTATTTCGTAATCGTCATTTTTAGACTTCTTGACTGTAGTTCCGTCTGGATGAATTTCGATGAATGTTCCCGATTTGTGATAGATGTGTATTCTTTCAGATCCTGGCGTATCATCAAATTCTACATGGTGGCCCGACTTAGTGCTAAATACATTATTGTGAGGATATTTTGCCGCATATGGGGTTATAGGCTCTCCTGCTGCAGAATCTATTGAGTCCTTCTTTGTTTGTACAATAGTCTCATCCGTGTTGTCGCCAGTTGCTAGCCGATTGACATCCGATTCTTTGAGAATACTTCCGTTGGGTAACAGAGAATCTTTATTTTCTGTGGGGTAAAGGCCAGCCGGATCAGAAAATTTATTTTGAGTGTTCAATTTAGTTTGCGGTTTGCCGGGGACTGTACCGAAGATGATTGGATCTTCTGCAGAATCTCCGTCTCGAAAAAACCCGACAACCCACGCACCAGTAATTACTCCGGTAGGAGAGGTTCCAAGACCGCCGATGCTTGCAGACGTTATGGGCATTATAGGCGATGCCCACGGAAGTAGATCTATATCGATATCTTCGGTGTGGTAACCAAAAATTCTTACTTTAACTCTGCCAATTTTTTCTGGATCGTCGATGTCCTGAACGATTCCCTGCCACCAAATAATACCAGCGTTCATCAAACTATCCATAGCTAACTCCAGAGCCGTCTTTGACCAGTTCCACGGTCATAGTATATCCTCGTTTCTGAAAGGTATGCTTGATTGCTACAATCAGCCAATTGCCGCTATAATTCTTATCTTCTCGTGGTCCGAGCTCGCCTTCGGGCAAGCTTGCCTCGGGGAAAACTAACCTAATGACATCTCCAGAAGACACTCGACTATCTCCGAATACGTCCACCTTAATCTTGAAATTTTTAAAGATTTGTTCATTAGATTTTGATTGCAAATAAAACTTATCCTGCTGGTACGGATTTAGGTAGTTTTCTGGAAGAAGATATTCGTTCTTTGGGGAATAATTATAAGCTTTGCTCGCCTGAAGTTTATTTTCAGCAAGTTTTGGAGAATAATTATTATCCCAATAGTTATGACCAAATTGGTCATACGTTCTGCCGATCAAATCTACTGTTCTTGCTTTGGCGGCATACATACCCGAGGTTATATTGTCCAATACCGAAAACTTAGAGATTACAGTATAATTTATTATCTTCAATTCTTCTTCTGCCGGATTGCCGGTATTTGGAACGGTTTTGGTATACTCTTTTACGTAGTCAGATTCTGCCATCTCCAACAAAGGCTTAAATCTATATTCATTCGCAGTTTCGAAAAAATAGTATGGAGCCGAATAATTATTTGAAAATGATTTGTTTTTTAGCCAGTTAATTGCCCGAAACGGAGTCATGTTGGGAACTACCAAAGTCTGCGAGTCGTCGCTCGCAGTAATATTAAGTTCTTTTTCGGAACCTAATTCTTTGAATATCTTTTTGACTATGGAAGAAGAACTTTCTTTTCTATGACCAGTGCATACTCTCTTTTCGAAGTTTTCTATAAAATCTTTGGTGGTCATGTCTAGCACGTATGTTAGCGTCTCCCCGTCTCGTTCTATGTTAGTTATGTTGTAGATTACTAAATCTAATTTTATAGGATCGATCGGCGCTTCTTCCGAATCTGTAGCCATCTCGATTTCTAGCTCTACAGATTCTTGCCCGATGATAGGAATTAATGTAACAAAGTCATGAGTGTCTACGATTGTTGCCCGAACTGACAAACTTTGAGAAAAAATATTTTCATATATCGACAGATCTATAAATACTCCACCAAGATCGAGGCCGGTATCCGCAGATTGGTATACTTTAAAGCTTTTTACATTATATTGTCCGGCAAACTTCATAGGCTGATAACTCTTTCGTATTCTCTGACAAAATCATCTACAATTTCGTTTCTCAGTAATCGTATTGTGCGATTCTTTTCATTTATGCTGTTTTCATATTGAAACTTAGAATACATTTCGTATTGGCTTTGATCTAATTTTGTAACAAAGAAACTATAAGTTTCTGGACTAATTTTTGTAGAATTTATTTTGTTTATGTAGCAGTGAGGGGTGGTTTCTGCAGTAATTAAATCTCCATACTTTTTTTCCATCAGAGATGCAAATGCCGCAGAACTTAATGGCCAATCGTCATAGAAACTGGTTATTCCATTGAATACCATTATAGTCCAATGATATAGTGGAGATTTGTAATATAACTGCGAAATAATTTCGGGAGAATCCCCGTCCTTAATTATATATTCGTATGAAGAGGAAGGATCTATCTGATACTTCTCTACTACTTGTGCAACTTTAAATATATTTTTTACGACTCTATTTTTATTATTTCTGAATATATCGTAACTAACATATGGAACTTTATTAAATAAACTTTTGCCCGACATCTTTAATAACCTTTTGGTATGTCTTTTCTGGTGACTTGCTCGTTTTCAGAGAAAGTAAGAGATAATTGAATATTGGCAGGATATCCATCTTTTGTCAGAGTAAATCTGCCATTGGCTCCATATGAGACGTTACATTCTTCCAGATTTGATGGTTTGAATTTATGGAGCTCGTTTACTTTCTTGCCTGTCGAATCTTTTAATATATACTGTATCTGAAATGATTGAGGAATGTCATAAAATCCTACAGAAACGATATCGGGCAACATTGCTTGCCGAAATATCTGAACAATTTCTTCTAAATTTATAGATTCCTGTTTATTTTGCGGAACAAAATTGTACTGGAACTGAAATTTTCTAAATTCTATTCCCTTAAACAGCAAATATTTTGCGGCATTTGCGGCACGATTGAATACTGCTTGGTTGATTACGTCCCCTGCGCCGCCGCCCAATAGATTTCCGCCAGTCTGTACAAGTTCGCTAAGTGCAGACTGGCCTAGATTTCCCCCTGCTCCTATATCTTTTAAATCTGCAAAACTTCCCGAAACTCCGTTTGTCATACTTGCACCCACAGTTCCCATCGTCTGTGAGTCATATTGTGCAGCAGTCGGAAGAGAAAGATTTTCTGGAATAAACAGTCGAACTGTTGCGTCAGATTCTATTCTCGTATTTGTTTTGATAATCTTCGGATCCGCAGGAGGAACTGATTTATTCTCAGAACCGACTCCTAGACCGGCTAGCCGGGTATTGAATGCCTGTCGCAATTCTTGTCTTGAAACGGATTCTTTCAGAACTTTAAATTCTATATAACTATGGAGTTCTGAGTTTGTACTGCCAAGGCCTGCGGGAAATTCTAGGCTTGTCATCGGGCGTCTTGACTTCTCTATCTCCCTATCGGCCGTGTTCTGGGATCTAATTGTCATCGTTTCGTTTGGCATGATCGGTCCGTTTTAATTTTTATAAATAGTTATTAATATCTACTATTTATATGAGGTTTTTGAATGTTTCAGAAATTTACCTACAAAGGTAGATATTTGCCGGAAAATCCGAAGAAATACGCAGGCGATTCCTCGAATATTATTTATCGTTCTAGCTGGGAACGAAGATTCATGGTATATTGCGATAAAACTCCATCAATCATTTCTTGGGCAAGCGAAGAACTTCATGTTCCTTACTTATCCCCCATTGACAAAAAGATGCATCGATACTATCCAGATTTTATTATAAAAATTAAAACGGATGCCGGCGAAAAGATTAGCATGATAGAGGTCAAGCCAAATCGAGAAACTCGCCCCCCTAGAAAAAAGAAAAATCAGAAAAGATATTTACAAGAAATTAAGACTTGGGGAGTAAATGAGGCCAAGTGGCGGGCCGCAAAAAAATATTGCGAACTTAAGGGTTGGGATTTTAAAATTATCACAGAGAAGCATCTGCTGTCGACATAAATAAACCAAACAGGAATAACATATGGCAGACTTTAGACCACTACTAAACCGACTATCTGAGCGCGGCATACGACCAAATAGCGCAGCGGCCAGAGAATGGTTCAGCAAAAAGATCCGCGAGAGCTCAGTTATCAATAGAAGAACTCTTTTGTCGGATTCTGAGCGTAAGGCCGCGACACCACAAATAGGAAAGATGTATTTCTATAATTATGATCCAAAATTCAAAGACAAATTGCCGTACTATGACGAATTTCCTCTGATCTTCGTCATAGACTATTTTTCTGGAGGATTTATGGGGATAAACTTGCATTATGTGTCTCCTAGAAATAGAATGGAAATAATGGAAAGTTTGAGCGGAATAGCAACAAATAAAAGATATGATGCTAGTACTAGACTCGCGTTATCTTATAAAGTATTGCGAGGGGTAAGCAAATTTAGTACCATGAAGCCGTGCATTAAGAAATATTTATTCAGCAACGTAAAAAGTAGTTTTGTGACAATAAACGCAAACGAATGGGATATTGCTATATTCTTGCCGGTACAGAAGTTCCGAAAGGCAAACGCAAGTAAGGTCTGGTCAGATTCATCGAGGATGCAATAATGGCAGAAAATTCACCAAAAAGCAGTAACATAAGCAAAAGTTCTGTATTAGAGAGAGGCGGAAAATTTAGTGTAGCAGATTTCGCTTCTAAAGTATCTACTAACTTGCTAGTCCCTAATACTTATGCATTAGTGATTCCCTCGCCAGCAGCAATCCAGCAATCCTTTGGCGGAATGCAAGAAAACTTAACACTCCGGATCGACAATCTAGAATTGCCGGGCAAGCAGCTCGCGACGGACGAAGTGCAATACTACGGACCTCCAAGGAAATCTGCGTATGGAATGATATACGAAGATCTGACATTTAATGTATATCTTAGCAAAAATTTAGAAGAACGAAATTTTTTCAGCGAATGGATGGACTTAGCGATAGACTATGATACTGCTCACGTCTCTTATTACGACGACATAGTAACCGACTGCAAATTTTATTCATATTCGAGAACTGCCGATTTTGGCGGGAAGCAAGCAACTACCGAAATTGTACGGGAAAGATTGGGCGAATTTGCCAAAAAGGAGTTAAATGAATTTGCAGATTTTTCTGTGACATTCGAGCAAGCATATCCAATATCTATCGGACAAATAACCTATGCATATGCTTCTGACGAAGTTGCAAGATTGCCAGTAACTATGGCTTATCGCAAGTGGAAAAAGTTTACTAAATAGTAATAGTGACTTATTTTTTTATTATAGGAGATTAAAATGGCTCTACCTAAGTTAGATATGCCAACTTACAATCTTATCCTCCCGTCAAACAAGAAGAAGATTAAATATCGTCCATTCTTGGTCAAGGAAGAAAAGATTTTATTGATGGCGAATGAGGGAGATGATATCGAAGAACAAATAGATGCAGCGAAACAAGTTATATCGAACTGTATCATAACAAGCGGGATAAAAGTCGAAACTCTTGCAACGTTTGATATAGAATATCTGTTTGTCAACATTCGCAGCAAATCTGTAGGAAATATTATACAGTTAAATTATAAACACGACTGTGCCAATAAGTCAGAAGACGGAACTTTGGTTCAGTGTGATGTTCGTTTTGATATCAATTTGGACAATGTAGAGATCGAGAATACCGAAGATCATACAAATAAAATCGAGCTGACAGATATGGTTGGCGTGATTATGAAATACCCAGATTTTAAAATGCTCACGGGCATTAAGAATTTGAATAACTTTGATGATACGATGAAGATGTTAAAAAATTGTATCGAATATATCTATGATGGCGATGAAGTCCACGACATAAATGATTATAATGACGAAGAAGTCTTTTCGTTTTTAGAATCATTATCTCAGGGACAGTTTCAGAAAATTAATAATTTTTTCGAAACTATGCCGCAATGCGTAACTGACGCAGATGTGAAATGTCCAGACTGTGGATGGACGAATTCCTTTAAATTGCGAGGAATCTCCGATTTTTTCGTATAGGATTATATCATGAAAGCTTATATTCTCTCTATCAGACAAACTTCGCATTGATGCAACACCATAAATATAGTCTGACAGAATTGGAGAATATGATGCCGTGGGAAAGAGAAATCTATGTGTCAATGCTGCTAAATTATCTACAAGAAGAAAAAGATAGAATGAAAAAATAGGAAGTTAACATGGAAGAAGAAATTAAAACGAAGAAAGTTCAAATCGAACTTGAAGTCGACACCAGAACAGTTAATAGTGGAACGAATCCATACCAGAGAAGCATACATCTAGCTGCGGCGATTGATGCATGGAGAATTTTTCCTAGATTGTTTTTGTCCGTATATATATTCCTGCTGTACAAAACAGTTCTTTGGTATATGGATCTTCCCGCGCCATCGATGGAGCAGTCCGGGCTTATTTCTGTGATTGTCGGAGCAGGCGCTGCTTGGTTTGGATTGTACGCAGGAACGAGTACCTCAAGCAAATCATTTAACGGTAGCAAGTAATGTCGGAAGCAACACTAGACTCAGTAATCGATAAATTGGAATCGGTAAATATAGACTATCAGGGATTGTCTGCTAGTCTAGATGCTGCGTCTGGCGAAATGGAATCTAATACTACCGCCGAGGCAATACGACAGCTATCAGAACTAGTCAAGAAGCAATCAGATATGAGTGCTTCTGATAGAAGATCTAGCCGAAAAGATATGGACAATATCGGAAAGCTGATCGAATCTTCCGCAGAAGTCGGCGACTCCGATAAGGATAAGTTCCAGTCGCTAATAAAAATGCACGATAAGCGGGTACGGGCCGACTCGTCTCTGATGAACGAGGTAGGATCAAAAATAACAGAAACTCTTACTGAGGGAGTCACGAACATTGGCGCAGTAGTCGCTGGTGTGGTGTCCGACAGCCCGTTGCTCGCGTTAGGAATAAAATTCTTAGGAGATGGTATTAAGAAAAACGTGATAACGTTTAACAATTTTAGAAAAAAGAAAAAAGAAGAAGCTTCAATACGAGAGCACCAACGAGAACTGTTCCGAGAACAAGAAAGGATCGATGCAGAAGAAAGAAAAGTTTTGAGAGAGCAGATCTCGGAATCCGACGTACAAAAAAGATTAAATATTACCGACGAAGAGTTGTCAAAGCGCGCAGAAGAAGAAAGCAAAACTAAAGAACAGATCTATAATGAACAGCGCGATCATATTATAGAACAATCAAAGATCGCAAAGGCGCAACAGGAAAATGTAGCTGCAGAAGAGTTGCGAATACGAGAATTGAAGGAACGAGTCGGACTTGACCTATCTCCGACCAATAACGAACGAGTTTCTGTTCAATCTCCGACGGCCGGCGCGGCCTCTGCGAATCAAGTTTCTATAAACGAATCCCAAGCACCACAAACAGTTGATAATAGCCGTACGAATAATGCCGCAACAGAAATAAATCAAGTTTCGGGGGATTCGTCGGAAATGACCCGATTGACTTCTGTCGAAGGAGGAACCGCGACTAATAATACAAGCTTGTCTGATTCGATTATTAGTGCTGGCCCAGAAACCCGAGTCACTATAGAGAGAGCAGAAACTCCAGTCGGAGTCCTACCCGAAACTCCTATTGTACCGGCCGCGATAGATTCATTAATAACTCCAATAGACTCGAAAGAAGTATCGGCTGATCCAGCAGAAACCCGAGTCACTATAGAGCGAGCAGAAACTTCCGCTGAAGTTCTGACCGAAACGCCAATCGCGGCTGAAGGTCGGTCCTCAGTAATAACTCCAATAGACTCGAAAGAATTATCAGTAGGACAATCCGAAAAGTCTGACAGCTCTCCCATTTTTGCAGAGATTCGAGACTTATTGGGATTCATAAATTCTTCTCAATCGGATAGTGAGATGGGAGAAATAGAAACCCAGCGAGAAAAAAAGCGAACGGAACAAGCTAATTTGCGAGTAGAGACTGTCCAAAACCGCCTGTTAGAAGATTCTATAGAATCTTCAGAAGATTCTAGAAAGGAAACTGGCGGAGTTCTTGGCGCTATCTCAGGAAGTCTTGGAATGTTTAAGGGGATCGGAAAATTCTTAACGACGTTACCTCGATTGCTTATGATGCTACTCAGCCCAATCGCACTAAAAATCATGGCAGTCGGTGCAGCGATTGCAGCAACCATTGCGTTTTTTCAGTCCGACCTCCCAAAACAAATCGGTCAATTCGTTACTGCATTACCAGAGAAAATTGGAGAGACAATAAATTCCGCATTTAATTCTATTGTAGAATTTTTTAATGGGATAATCGAAAAAATTAAAGGGTTTATTTCGGGTCCGATTGAGTTCGCAGGAAACATTATAGACTCAGCAAAAGACACGGCCGCGGGTGCCATGAGTACTGCAAAGGAATTAGCAGGGAGCGTAGCAGACAAAGCGTCGGACACGCGAACCTTTGTAGGGAATATGTTTGAGCAGGACAACGAAGGAAACTCTTCGAGATCTACCATATCTCCGGTATCTAAAGTAGTCAATTACGAGCAGCCAAATATCACTACCAGCGCATCAGCCAGCCCGGATTCTAGGCGATCCGTCACCAATGCATCAGTTGCCAAAAATAAGTCAATACTTGTCGGCAGAACCTCTACCAGTTCTAATAACGTAACTACCATACCAACAGCGCTCGCACAAGGATCGCAAGCACTAGGTGCGGGAGGTTCTACAGTAATTGGTAATGGAACAACAAATACCGCCACAGCGCCGCTGCAGCAAGTTTCTGGTGCACCGACAGACATTATGGGGAAAATAACCTCTTCGAGTCCACAAGTGAAGAACGCAGCAGCAATATCGATGAAAGAAAATGCAATAGAAAAAACTTCATCTAGCAATCTGAGCCCAATTCTGAATAATTTGTCTAACATAACAAATAACAACGTGTCTAATAGTAGCAGTACAGTAATTCCATCAAGGGCATATAATTCGGAAAATAGTTTTACTAAAATAAATTCTGCGCTATCGGGCGCAATATAAGGAGAAGCCTGTGCTACAATTAGAATTTTTAAAATCCAAGATTAAAGAAAAGATGAGAGAAGCATCTTCGTGGGATGGCGCAGTTTTGATTGCGGGAGGTGTTGCGGTATTATTCGTCAAGTCTATTGTGACTTGGATCGCTTTTGGCGCGATCGCGTATGGTGCTTATAAGATCTATAAGAAAGGATAACGTGGCGGAAGATGAAGGATTCGAACCTTCGATACCCTATTAAGGTATGCTGGTTTTCAAGACCAGTGCATTCGACCACTCTGCCAATCTTCCTATCTGTTATTAAACACCTTTTAACTTATTTAGTTCGTTATATTAAAGTTTGTCGAGCAAACTTTAATTGGCGGACTGGACGAGACTCGAACTCGCGACCTCTGGCGTGACAGGCCAGCATTCTAACCAACTGAACTACCAGTCCTAAATTTGTTATTATTATTATTATTTATTATGAATATATTCTAAGTGCGAATGAGATTGCGGATACACTTCTTTCCCATCATACCACCATTGACCAGACTTGTCTGCTGATGGGTATAGAAATAAATTTTCTGAGTCTATGGTAAACTCATCATTATTTAATTTTGACCACCACTCACCAGTACCATCTTCTGATGGTCGGATATACACAAAATTGCCCTCGCTAGAAGTATTCATATTAGTTACCTATAAAATTGGTGGAGCTAGAGGGAGTCAAACCCCCGACCTCTTGAATGCAAATCAAGCGCTCTTTCTGCTGAGCTATAGCCCCAGATACTACATGTATTTATATTAATAAGATTAGTCGAAATATCAAAATAAATTATATTCCAACGTCACTTGCCGCAGGGGGTTTCTGCGAATTATTCGATTTCTTGAAAATTTATGTTTCGTAAAATATACATTGTATATTATAAGAAACTTTTGGCTTGGTGGAGGGGGGTGGATTCGAACCACCGAAGCTTTCGCGTCAGATTTACAGTCTGATCCCTTTGGCCGCTCAGGAACCCCTCCCAGTACGCAGAACTAAATGGCGGTGGGCGACCCACCGCCAATCACATTAGTCTTCGTTTGCCAACTTTTCAAAATATGACAGCGCGTCATCTTCTTCGTCTTGGATAACTGCAACTCGTTCCTTAGCAGCCACAGGGGCGGCCGCTTCAGTCAATGGAGTTCGATCCATGATCTGCTCCATGTCTTCTGCAGCAGTCCTCGTAGGAGTTACTGTGCCAAGAACTCGGTCTAGCCGATCTTTCATACTCTCGTATGCTTTGAATTGATCAGAAGCGAGAAAATCTTGCAAAGAATGTTCTTTGTTAAAGATTGATTCCAACTCCTCATCATCATCAGATAATGCACTAACAGAATCAAACTCAGACTTGTCATAATTAATATAACCGTCTACAGTCCGAATCTTCAACTTGAAGTTTGCACCTTCCCACATATCAAATGGATTGATTGGATTTTCGTCCTCGAACGTAGGCTGCATAATATCAGAGATCTTATCAAAGATCTTTTTACCAAACTGATATAAGAATACCTTACCTTCGTTTTCGGGATGAGCAGGATCGCTTACCACATAGATATTAGAGTAGTATTTCAACTTACGCTTACGATCTCTAGCGATGTTCTGGTTCTCAGTAGTTCCCGTGTTCCATAGTTCAGTGTTTGCCTCACAGACAGGACATTTCTTGTTCAGAGTAGTCAGACAATTATCAATTAACCAACCGCCTGGGCCCTTAAATCCGTGATTAAAGATGCGAACCCAAGGCAATTCTTCATCCGAGGGAGGGGGTAACAATCGAATTACTGCATACCCATTTCCAGTTTTGTCTGTAGTGGGCTTCCAGAATCGATCATCACGACTCGACGAAGTTTGTTGTGGGGATTGAGTTTTCTCTAACTCTTCAGTAAGCTTGCTGAAATCTCTACCCTTCTTGAGTTTTGCGAATGCATTCGACATTTTATATTCCTTTTATATTCGTGGTATGCGTTATGTTTTTTATATATCATCATTATGATATGGTAGTATCATACCAGAGTTTTTCTGGTTTGTCAACTAGTAATCACCATTATTTGCTTTCTCGTACAATATATCTCCTCAGTTTAAGATTCTTTGTCATCTTTGAGAGTTTCGTTGAGCTCTCGGCGACGCTTTTCTGACCTGTCAATTCTTTGCCAGCCACCAGAAGTTTTCATCAATACATTTTCGGCATCATCGAAATTTGGAACATCTGGGCGGTCTTTTGGGATCTGTACAGCATCTACAACATCTATATTCCGTGCAGAAACTAAATTCATGTTCGCTGCGATTAACAAAAGGACCGCGAGAGGGTCGAATACGAACACAATCATGAGTATAATCCACTTAACTGCGTTCTCTAATGAAGCTTCTGTTGCATTGGCTCCTATGACTATTTCTGCAAGATATTTAATTGGACCAACTTCAGCTTCGAGCTGGCGATAACTAGTCTCTAGGTCAAACTTCTCTAAATTAAGCTCGTCCAGTTTATCTTCTAATGTGTCTATAGTCTGCCTTTGCTGTGCAACTAGTTCCAGTTTATTATTATTCACTGGAGTTCCCAGTTGGGCCCGAAGGCGCTGAACTAGCGCATTAGAATCCGATATTTCTTGCCTGACAGTATCTCGGATATCTGCAATTTGATTCATAGCAGAGTCTACATTCTGGGTATTGTCATTTCGGATCTCGTCGATCTTTAATAGAAGCTTCTCGCGCTTTTCTAATTGCTGGTCTCGGAAGTATTCCACTTTAGACGCAGTTTCGTTGCCATATGAACCGTCGACACTCGTACCGACTATTCTCTGCAAAATTCTTACATCATTTTCCTGTATTGCAATATCTAATTGCGACATTCGGCTATCAATATTTACAATTTCGTCCCTATATGGCATGACACGATCATCTATTATTTCATTCTCTCTTTCGATTATTTTCATCTGAGATCTGATTTGGGGATCTGCCCGAAGATATGCAGTATCGATTCTCTGTTGCTCTCGATCTATCTGAGTTTGAATGTCTTCAGAAAAATTTGTATCTGCACTTTCGAACTCTAGAATTTTCTGCTCAGCAGAATCTATGAGATAGTCGGTTCTTAGAATTTCTTCGTCTACTCGGAGTATCTTCGATTGATTCTCCCGATTTCCCATGGTCTGTTCTAGATGCGCAGAAGATAAGAAGCCAAAAATTCCCATCGACGTAATAAACATTAAAACTGCAACTGCTGCAACAAAGTAGGTTTTTAGTAAAACTGGACATGTGTCCCAGTTTCGGTACAACCAAGACGCAGTGACGAGTTTGCCGACCTCCAATACAGCACCCATTATAATAATCGGAAGAACTGCGGCAGAGAATATTTTTGCCAGACCAAATATAGAATAATATGCTGCCACTCCGCTAATGGCCAGTGCGGACAAAAGTGTAATTATTGCTTGTTGCATGTTTACTTCTCTAGTAGTTTACCATACTCTTCGTAATAATCATCTAATAGAATTTCTTTCACTTTTTTAGTATAGGATTTACTATTTATTACCAAAAAACCTGAGTATTTTTTACACTTTCGCTTATAGATTGGCCAATAGATGGTATCTCGCATTTTCACATCTTCCAAAAAATCTAATATCTTATCTAAGATAACTAGAGTCTCGATGCTTATTATGCCCCGACGTTCCATCTGCATGATTAGGGGGTAATCTCCGCCAAGCGATTTAAATATTTCGTTAAATGAGAGCCGGTTGTCGATTGCAGAGTCTATTATTTTTCTGAAATCGTCCTCGAACAAGTAAGACAAACTCTGGTTTCGAGTTTTCCATAATTTATAATAGTCTTGAGTTTCTTCGGACAATAATTCTGCAGAAGAGAGAAATTCTCCTCTAGCTATTGCGGTTCCGTGTTCGTTTGATGACAAGAATACCGAAAGAAAATATTCTTCCAACTCTTTACGAGTGTATTTTTTGCTGAGATCGCGAAAAATATTGCGATCCTTTCTTTTCATATAAGAATCTTGGCGAATTGTAATCTTGCCTCGATACTTTATATAATCATACGCATCATTTTTTGTCGAAAAGTGACTTTTCATTGCAATGAAAATTTTGTAACATTCAAAATCGTCCATTTTTCTGCTGGCCATTACCAGATCCGACCTCACAACGGCAGTTGTGTAGCGGTCTTGGCCATCATGTTAAGATTCTCGGCCTCATATTGAATTTTTTGTTTCAGCACAGTACTGAGCAGCGAATTAATACTCTCATAATCTAAATCATTTTCCTTGCAATACATGATGATGGAATCCATATAAGATTCTCGGGTCACTCGAACATACTTTTCAATTTCTTCGCTAAATTCTTTTTGAGACATGGTTTTTAACATATTTGGAGGTTCCTATCGGTAAAATATATGAGCACCAATCGTGGCGGTATATTCCCGCCCAGAATGGAATTTAGAGTGAACATAGTCTGCATGATACCATAACGCACCGCTAGACGGATCATTGTGGCGACGTGAGCCATATTCTACAGTAACCATCGCGGCTACGCTTACTGCACTTTTCCATGCAGCCAGATTCAGAATTTTGTCAGACTTTCCATCGCAATACCAAGAAAATTGACATTTGTTTTTTATAGGGAAGAATATCGCATCATCAGGATCGTCGGTCATTTTAGTTTTCCAAGATTCTCGATGCTTTCCCTGCCTTACTACTCCGCATATAGTATCGGGATGCGTCTTGTCGAATACTCTATTGAGCGTAACGTATGCTACCGCAATTTGACCCATGACACTTTCATTTCTAGATTCGAAGTAGATATTTTCTGCAAGACAGGTAACCTCTTCGTCAAACGAATTGCTGCTGTCTAGTATGGACGGGACTACTGTATTAGGAATACATGCGCCCAGGACAAAGACATATCTCAATATACGCTTCATGCAGAGATCTCCTACATACTGTTAATGATTGATAATTATATACTATGTACGAGAAGTTGTCAACAACAATTTAATTAATTTGTAGATAATATTGCAATATTATCTAAATCTTCTAAATCGCAAATGCGTTTCTTAGGGAATGACTTGGGCCCTGCGTTTTTTGTGGAATTATAGGGGCTATGCTCTTCTCCGTCCCAATTTAAGTCTATTAATTTCAACTGGACCTGTCGGTAATCTTCCACTGCAGAGTTTCCTTATGAGTAAATTATTTTTCTAGGGCCTCCAGTCTATTTTCTAATTCATCCATTTTTGCAGATACATTTGGATATTTTTTTCTCCAATTGTCTTCTGCATCTAAAACTTTTAAATTATACCGGCCGGCGGCCCAATCATATAGAGAAGATACTTTTGCAAAGAACCATTTTCCTGCCGCAGTGTTTTGAAACCAACTGCTTGAAGCACTTCCGATTATACTACCAGCGATAGATTGAATTACCCATATCCACATATTTAGTACTCCCTTCCGTTTTTTTTGAACATTAAATGAAGAATATATAGAAATTATTAAATCCCATATATTCTATTATAGTATTATTTACTGTCTTCCAACCATTCCATTTTTGGTATAATATTCATCAATCATCCCGATCAGCCCGCCAATATGATCATCTCTTCGAGAAACATGTACTTCCGGATGAATTTCATTATCTACTGCCGCAATAATAACTACCTGAGATACTGGAATTTTTGTTCGTTCCTCGAACATTACTGCATACCCCGCAGCTTGGCGAAAGTATTTGTCGAGCTTGTCCCCCCCAAATGCGCTGAGGGGTCGCTTAGATGTTTTGAAATCTATGATGGACAACTTGCCATCAAACATCGCAATGCAATCACACCGCCCAGCGATTCCTAGATGATCCGAATACATTGCGTATTCTTGAGCATAAACGTCTCCCACTCTTTCGTCGAGAACGGATTTCATTATACTAAACATCTCTAAGTCGCTAGGCATAACTCCCTTTTTAACGGGAAGATTATTGATATAATCTTCGCACAACAAGTGAACATTGGTTCCGCGACGCGATGCCTTGAGTGAAACTTTATTTGCTTCCTCTTCTCCTACTCGTTTACGCCAGGCCATGATGGCATTCTTGCTAAAATAAGAAATTACTGTAGTTATAGAAGGGTATTTCCCTCCACTCTCAGTAACATACCACCGCTTTCCATCTTCACTTACAGTCTTCAATTCGAATTCATCTGATTCGAAACTTACATGATTAAACATAATATACCTATTTTATTTCAGATTTCATTGTTTGTATCATTTTTCCTATATGATGATAAAACTCATTATCTACCCCCAGCTGTCTATCTAATGTCGCCTTGAGGGCCATATTGATAAAAGTTAGATCTTCTATCGTTGACGAGTCTGCAATATTGAATCCGGACTCGTCAATCGCAGTCACAATATTTTCCATCAAACTGTATGATATATTCCTGGCGTATTCTTCTGCTCCGACATATTTCCGAATACTATCCAAATCTTTTGCGTTGATGAATTTTCGAATTTCAAAAAGTTCTTTTGCATCTATTAGTTTCCCCATGAATCTCTCCCTAGATCATCGCCCCTGCTGCTCTTTTGGCCTTATCCAGAACTCCTCGCTTAAAATCCTCTGGCAGCTTTTTAACTCCCAGCGCAACAGGATCTCCGACATTTACTTGCTTGATGGTCTGAGATACTGCGGGTTCTCCACATCTAAAACACGGGGCCTTGAGTGGAGTATTTCTTTCGGAGATTTTTAGTTTTTCTTCAAAACTATAATCACACGAATTACATATGTATGTGTATGTCGGCATATTATTTCCTATGCAATACTGGAATAGTAAGTCGTTATTTCATGATCCTTCAACAAAGACATAAACGGCGCTTTGGAAAAGATTGATTCTGACATTAGTTTAAATCTAATCCATTCAAAATTTAAGAAAGAATTAGCAGTGTACACTATTTTCTTCTTCTTGTCCACTACTTTTATTTCCCCCATATGCCGATAGAATAATATGGGGAGCGGCAGGGCAGGAACCAGATCTGCTCCATGGACGTGACGATATATATTAGACTTTACATTTTTAGCGTATTTCTTATTTCCTACCCTAGGCTGACCATAAGTATACACCTGACAAAGATATTTCGATCTTGCAGCTGCCACTGTAGCTAACGCCCCGCCCAAACTATGTCCGCATATATAGACTAAGTCTCCGGATGCGTGTATAGAATCTAAATATATTTCAACGTCCGTCCAAATTTTATCCAAAGCCCCAGCAAACCCGCTATGAACGATTCCCTGCCTTTCTGCTTTTTTCGGAATTATATTAATGTCAGATAGAATATCTTTAAATTCTGTTGGTTCGGTTCCTCGAAATGTGAGAATGATACATGTCCCAGTCTTTACTACTAGTGCTTCGGTGGCGTCATTGTCAAACGTCTTGAAATGAGATTTGCTATACTCGGATAAAGCATTTTCCACAAAATGCTTGTTGTCGGTCTTGTAGGCCAAGGCCGAGAATAATGCTAGCTGTTTAGCTACAGACACAGAATATTTATCCGTCTTTTCGATAGTTTTATATTTTTTGAATTCAGCTTTTAAGTTTATTTCCATCATACATCCTCATGTTATTACTAGTATTTATAGCAATATTATCTAAGCGGGCCCTCGGCCATTCTTCTGCTCGCCATAGTTCGAAATCCGACACCTTTTCGACAAACATCTTCCCAGCAAGATGGTCTATGCCGTGAAGGAAACCTCTGGCATCGTAGTCGTAAAAAAAATCAATTATTTTTTTTTGCTTCTCGTCATAGTACTCGACCTCGATAAATTCGGGCCGCGGGACAGCTAATAGTAAGTCGGGACAGCTCAAACATCCTTCAATCTCAGTCAAACTTTTGTCAGACTTGGATATTATTCGGGGATTGATTGCGGTAACTAATGCACCATTAGACCTTTTCATTACGAATATTTGAGCATCTATTCCGAGTTGATTAGCGCTTAATCCTGATCCAGCTTCCCAGAACATCATATCTATCATCTTCAGACTCAGTGCTGGAGCATCATACAGCTCGTAATCAAAGTGACGGGCCCTTCTAGTCAATTGCTTGCTAGGAGTCTCGAGCAATTTCAATTTTTTGTAAAAAAATCTATTTTTAAAATCTGGCATAAAAATATTTAGTATTCGTGTTTCCCTGACTCGACAGAACGTCGAATTCGTAGAAGAGGTGCGTTTAAGCGGATATGGGGGAACTGTGAGTGCTAGTATTGGTAGCCGGTAGAGGGATCTAAGATCCCCATCCCGACATTATTATACGAGTAGCACAGTTATCCCAATGCATGAATAGCAGCGATCGATGGCGAGAACGCCAAAGTGATATAAAATAGCATTTCTAACTTGGTCATAATCGTTGCCGAAAATCTAGATTCGTAGTTAGAATTTGAATCAGTATTAGTTTTTTTATGTTTTTCCATCAATTTTTTATTTTTTGCCTCCAAAAGACAGTAGTTAATGTTACCCGAGGTAACGACAAGTATTCATATTCCAGCACGATAAGCTTGCAGCAATTTGTCATCAATTCATGACAGCTGCCCAAGTATCTTACTGGCCACAAATAGCGGTTCTGTCCAAATCTTTGTCGATGTCAAGATTTAGACGAATTCGTTTATTTCTAGGTTTTGATGTGATGATGAACAGAACGAAGGTATTTATAATAATTTTATTTTTCATCATCCGACGGGTTTAAGTGCTGCTTTTTTTTGTCATATACTTGGAGCTTGCCGAGCACTAGGCCATAAGTGTACTTGTTGGTAATGACAAACATGCCGTCATATTCCTTTATTTTTTCTTTTTTGTCAGCCTCTATCCGACTTACTAGCTGAGACAAGGAGCTCCACGACTTCTTAGTATATTCCAATCCCATTACGACCCTCCATGCGAAATGCTCGGGTTTCTGCCAAGCGAGATCAATATAACACCATCATAGTTTCGCTCGGAATTCTTCGAGAATTTGCAGTAGTAAGCACACCATCAACCTCTACAACAACTCGATAATAATCGACTCGCTTTACCACGTCCTCGACAAAAACCGTTGCGCATTGATTTGTAGTGACATATTCCGCAGCAGTTTCTTTGCGTTTGCGACTAATGCCATCCCCTAAATGAGCGCCAACAATCACCCCAGTGGCCGTGGAGAGAGTTTTGCCGGACCCCCCTCCAATTCTACTGCCAAGCAGACCACCAGTTACAGCACCAACCAGCCCGCCTACCGACCCATACTTTCTGTCAACAGTTTTGCCGATTCTTCCTCCTATGGGACCATCTTCGCGAACTTGTACTAAAACGTCTTTACATACTCTTGTCGGCCTTCGGTTGACGACATCGTAATATACCGGTTCATAGGAAACCACTCGCGCTTCGACATAATCAGCACCATAGACGGATGTCGCACAGAACATAAAGGCAAATGCTAGCAGAACACTCATCGAAAAAACCATACCAGATTTATTTGGCATTATAGCACAATTCTGCGATTTTTTTACACTCTTCATCATATTTTCTTCCAAATAATCTTTATTTTCTTTGTAATATTCGAAAGCAACCAGTTTCGAAATGAGTCTTTTTTTCATTATCCGTAGTAGTCCGAGTGTGCTTCCTCTAGGCATAATATTGCCATCGGTCTTTCAAGCTTCCAAGCTTCCTTTTCCCAAGGAAGCTCGCGATATTCTGCATTTTCCCAATTTTTTGGAGATTTTTTCCACAACGTTTTAGTGTAACAGGCTCCGTGATATACGTCGACTAATTCCTTTTTAGCATATTGCTTAACGTGCACCATTTCGTGACACAATGTCGTGAGCAGATCAAACAGTTTTAGTCCCTTCTGTACACGAATCTCAAATGCTCTTGGGTTGTAGCCGCACAAGACATCAAGCGCGTTAGGGCTACAATCCGCAAAACTTCCGTCGGAAAAATTCTTGAAACGAATAGTGATATCAAGAGTCCGTAATCTCGGAAGAAGTTTTTTTATGCACCAAGTAACCGTAGTATGCGCAATTTTTCTTTCGAAGGCTTTTCCACCGTAAACCGCAACAAGATTTGACATATTTTTGAGTCTCTCTAACAATTTATATAGCTATTTTCTCATAGATAGCGGGTATAGTCAAGGCTTTTTAGGAATTATTTAGCTAGTTGTTAGATCTTTTTGATCTAACCCTAGATCTTTTAATTCCTTTTTAGTCAAATCGCGGAATTTTCTCCTAGATACAGACCACTGTTTCTTGGGTTCTGTGAACCGAATCTCTTGGCCGGCAGTGGGGCCCGCAACCGGCACGAAACCGATCAGCCAGCTGCCCTCAGTGATGTAGATGTGATTTTTTTGGTCGTAATTGCATTTATCCCACTGAGTAATTTCTTGTCGATATCTCATAGTTTTCCTATACGAATATTGATAAAAAGATGCCCCCTTGACGGGGGGCTGTAATATTAAACAATTAGATATTTGCCGGCCTTGATTGCATACTTGGTTCCTTGGAATTCGATGACTTTCCAGCCCCTAGTTCCTGCAGAGGCCTCGCGATAGAGATCTACCGTTTCAGTTACCTCGATTCCTTCTTCGTGAACTTTAGTCGCCAGAAGATTCCAAGATTCTGCCCAAGCCTTAGTGACGCTGATCAATTCGTTCAAAGTAACTGTTCGAAACAGTTTCATTTCTGGAAGTTCGAATTTTACTCCAACTTCGCCGATACGAATATCGCTCAAATCGAATAAATGTCCGTCAATTTCCGCGATTGAATATTGACCAGTCGCGCCCGTAACAAAACTTGCAGTGTAACCCATAAATTTCTCTCTTCTCAATTGATTAAGTAGCTATTATCGACGATTTTGGCAAAAATGTCAAGGCTTTTCGGGAAAAAAATGAGAAGTTTTTAGATCATTTGGTTATAAGAGGGTCGGTTTTTATTACTTACATCAACTCGAAGTGAGGAGCATCAATAAAGGGCCTTCTGCCCTGAGATCTTCTGGTATCGACATAAGAGTTCATCGCATCTTCCATAGATCCGTCCCAATCTCTAATATCGCTAATAGTCCATGCAGCACCCCACCGGACAGAAATGCCGACCTTCTCTGCGCCGAATTTCATTGCATCAGCAATTTCATCATAAATATTGAGTTCCCAGCTGCCGCGGCTGCCAATATAGGCCATAAGATCGACTGCGCGACCTTCTAGGTGTTTGGACTTCATCGTTTGGGACGCACCAGAAGCAACCAGTTCTTCTTGGCGCTGAATAGAACGAACCCCTTCGATCACCCCAAAGTCAATCTTAGTTTCTTCGATTGCGTAGTTAACTACTTGGACTAGATCCGGATCTACTCCGTCCAGTCTTTTCAATGATCTCGATGATAATTTAAATCCCATGATATAATCTCCTATGATTGTTTGAATATTTATGTCGACAATTGGCCCATCTACAGGTCTTCGTTTTCGATCCGCATCCTATAAACGTTAGATACGATTGATTGCGTCGTATTATCCCTGACCTCGACTGTCAGATTCGCTAAAGCACTACTTGTGGGTATCGACATCGCTATCGTATACGCGGTCGGCCAAGTGCTCATGCTAATCCATTGATTTAGTACACCAGAAACACCCGAGGCTGGAGTTGTTACTCTGATTGAATAATTATTTCCTGCACCGGATCCCACTGGAACTGCCCAAGCATTCCAGCTGGACGGGAATGTAAACGCTCCGGAAGTAGTAGATATGCTTCCGTCGGGCCGAAATTCGACAGTCAAATTAGCAGATACTCCAGAAAGAATCTCTATCCGAATATCTCCGGAATTTTCCGGAATAGTTGTTTGGCTGGCCAGTGGCCAAACTTCTGTTTCTATCCCATTCGCATCTACATAAAATACTTTATTGACCGATGCATTGTTGTAATAGACGTTAGATGGAATATTAGTATTGTAATGAAATTTTGTCATATTATGAATTTGAAATATAAAGATTTCCGTTACTGAATGAAACCTTAAGACCTCCGAGGGCCTGGGATGTGGCGGCAGGAACCGTAAGCAGATAATTTCCAAGATCACTAATTTGAGATTCGGTTAATGTTAGAGCTGCTTGATGACCAGTAACAT